GTGAAATAAATCTTGCGTGGACTTGGCTTGCGTGCCGGCTCGCGCTTTTTGGGTTGGGATTGGCAAGGGGTGATTCATTTCTGCCCACTTCCACCACCGGCAAACTCCTGCGCGCGAACCTGCCCCGAACGCCCCGCAATCCTGCCCCGGTTGCCCCGGTTCGCGAACCCCGCCCCGCAAGCTTGGCAATCCTTGCCCGGTTTGCGGTCATTCTTGTACCGGTTGGACTGCAAGCCACTATCCAAGCATAGCGTCAACGGATTTTGACTCCGTTGCGTCCACTCAAGACCCACGTTCGCGCTTAAAAACCCGCACGATCCCGCGACTGGTGAAGCGGGGGGGCGGGGGTACGCCTAGCCGCGCGCTTTTTTCCTATAATTCATCACACCCCCCTGCAATTTTTTCGGCATAAGCCGCCTTACCTCGCCACACCTCGCCTGACGCTACCCGTATCCCGCCCCGCAGGGCATAGGGGGGCATACCTTCCGTTTACTTACTCGTCACCCTTCACCGGTGCGTTTTCATCCTGCACGGTTTTCATCTTGCCTGACTTGAGCACTTCACGGACTTGTGTTGGGGTCATATCTGACGCACCCAGTTTGACGTTAGCATTCATCTGGATGCTGGAGGGACGACCGGAGACGGTCATATAGTTGCCTATTAGAGTGTTTACGGCGAAGGCTAGGTGGTGAGCGGGAATATCGTCCAGCTTCCTGTGTAGGGTGTCTAATGACTCGCTTACCATGATGCCAAGTTTGTCTCTCACTTGGTCTAGGAACTCCTGGTCTGTAAGACCCAGAACTTCCTTCACTAGGGCGTTAGCTTCTTTCTTTAGGATCTTCCCATCTGCTGCATCGTGCATAAGGTTTGTGGCAACGTCTTGGTTCTGAGATCTGGAAGCTACTTTTGCAGCGGCTCTCAACATTTTGTTTTGGTTTAGTTTCTTTTTAAATGCTTGTTTTTGCATAATGGGCTTGACGATTATTATATAAGTATACAAAAAGCGACAAGAAACTACGAATGAGTCCCGAAGGAGTAAGAGCATACGCATTGATGATTGAGGCTGGTATCAGCTTGGATCGTTTTGGTGAATTGTGTGGAGTTAAGGTAGGGAGTGTGAGGGCGGCATTGAGTAGTGGCAGGTTAAGCAAGGGTATGCGTGGGGTGCTGCATGAGATGGCTAATGGCGTGCAGGTGGATCGGATGGTGGACGAGGCGAAGAAGGAGGACGAGCATGAGGCAGAGAGTGGAGAGCGGATGGGTAGGGTGTACGCCATTCCGCGCAACAGGTATTTGCGATTGGTGGAGTTCAAGGATGGCAGTCATGGAAAGTTTAGGACTAAGGACGGCAAATTTGGTGTTGGAAGCGTTGCGAAGTTGGTAGAGGGGGCGAATGGCATGTGGGAAGTGGTAGGTAATTACGACAGGAGGAGTAGGTTGCGTGAGGGTTAGGGTAAAGAATGGCGAGGCTACGGGGTTTGACGGTGGCAAGGTGACAAACGAGGCTACTATTACGCTATGGGTAAGTAAGGCATTCAAGGAGCGTGTATGGGTAGCTGCGGCTGCTAAGAAGTTGAGTGTGAGTGAGTATTTGCGGCGATTGGCTAACGAGGACATGTCGTGAAGTGGAAGTACGGACACGTAATGGATCACCACCCTATTACCGTGGGAGCAATAGTTCGCGGCAATTATTCGCAGCGTGAATACCGTGTGGAGCATTCCGGTGAGTATGAGGATGGCGGATGGTGGATACAGGGCAGGGACGTTAAATGTTCGTTGAGTACGGGATGGTTCAATGACTTGGGCCAGCGTGTAGGAGACGAGATAGCGATTGATGCCAAGGGGCGAGAGGATGACTTGTTGTTGGTAGTCTCCGAGAAGAGTCCGAAGCGTTTGGGTGAGGTTGGACAGACTTCGTTTTCCTTCATGGATGAGTGAATTGAAGGACATGCCCATTTGGGAGGTGTTGGCATCCCGCAAGGGGAAGGTGGTACGCATAGCGATGACACCTGCTGAGAGCGAGGAAGAGGCTTTAAAGACCATCTCTGACGTACCTTGGGGAGACGAGGTGGATGCGGAGTCAATTACTGTAAGGAAGCTGGATGAGTGAGCACACCATCTCCGCTCGTGGTCGCGCCTTGGATGAGATTCCTTGGAGTGAGGGAGCGCGCTTCAGTGGTAGTGACTGGAAGAAGTTTGATTTGGCTATGCGGCGCTTTTGGGGGAACACGCAATTGGTTTACAAGGACGGCAAGAAGACCCGCACGAACATAGAGCGGAACATGCCGAGCAAGACATTATTTGACGTCATATGGAATCCGAAAAAGCAGAAGTAAAGCAGCGAGACTTCTTAGCTGATTTGCGGAACAGCTATTCCAGTGTGCTCATAGCTGCTGAGTATTGGCGCAAGCGGAAATACCGTGTGACTTTGCAACCCAATGAGGAATGCCCACCTGACGGCAATTGGAAGGACTTCGTAGATGAGTGCGACTTGACTCTTAGCATCCCCATAGAGGTGAAGCAGAGTAGCAAGGCGTGGTGCGGAGCGTTTGATTATCCATTTGCCCAAGTTCGGGTGATGGCAAAGCACGCATGGGACAGCAAAGACCCGAAGCCACACTTGGTTATGATCATGGATGCGGAAGCTCAAGCGGCGGTAATCGTGCCGGGTAGCAGTTATCCAACATGGATAGAGCGCCACCAGACGGACGGGCGGGATGGTAGGAGTCAGTGGGTATATGACTGCTCCAAGCGCAAATGTGAGTGGGTGACGCTATGAATCCGAAGCGCAAAGGTAGTCAGTATGAAGCTGCGTTCATTAGTGAGGCGTTAAAGCGTGGGTTGGACATACTGGAAAGTTTTGGTGATTATAAACCCTACGACCTTGTGATCCAGAAGGAGAACGGTCATTTTTTCCGTGTACAAGTCAAGGGTACAAACTCCCACATAAAGAACAAGCCGGGGTTCAAGATCCTCGCCGCAGGAGGGAATGCGAAGAAGGTGGTGCTAAACCCTGACGAGGTGGACGTATTGGCGGCATACGTAGAGCCGCACGACACGTGGTACATAATCCCCGTCACCAAACTGGATGGCAACATCAGCGTATATTTGAATCCGAAGACCAAGCTGAACGGGAAGTACGAGGTATGGCGAAACGCATGGAGCGTATTCCACAACGGAGGAGTGGTACAGAGTTATGGACACACCCAAAGAGACGAAACGAAAGAGCAGAGGGACGGATGGAACTGCATATGATAATATTTTGGATAAGCGTTCTATGGATGGCATGGACGCTAGTCAGGGAGTTGAGACATTAACAGCATTGGCACTGGCGGAATACTGGGATGCCCCAAATGGAGAAACAGCTATGGACGAAGATTATGAGTATGAAAAAGAAAAAGTACTGGATAAGCGGCGTGCTGCCGGATGGGTGTTATGCGCCGCATGTGGGGTGGAACTCCACGATGATGACGTCAGCGAAGGAACCGGATGTGATTGCCCAGATGGAGCAGAGTAAGTGCATGGCAAGCTTCCATGCGTACGACGTGGACACCATACTGCGTTACGGTTTATCGGCTGAAGTCTTGGAAGAGGTGGATGACTTCCGCCAATGGTTGCGCAACATAGTGAAGCACGGTGGCCCGAAAGTGAACGGCAAGTCGGTGTACGATCCTGAGACGGCAATGCGAATATGGGAGACGTTCAATGAAAAAGTCAGTGGAGCTAATTAAGGGATGGAGCAAGTATCACTGGAAAAAGTTCGGGAGGTGTTTACCGACTACGAGTGCGAAGGACTACACGTCCTGTGTACTACGCCTTGGGCCGAAACCATTAGAGTTAAGCCGGGAGACCTTGATTCGGATACGGGAAGCTGGCTCATTGGAGATGAAGAAGTCCCGTCGGCAACGCTTGAAGCGGCGTTAGTGGTGGCGTGTGAGATGGTGAACCGTGGCTAACATTACCTACGCAGACGAAATAGACCCGTACTTCGGCATACCGTGGCCCGAAGGGCAGTTGCGGTACGACAAGGGCAAGTTGGTCTGCGCACTCTCCGATTACGAGGTGGACGAACTTACGGAGCGAGATCCGCAACAAGCTGAGACGCTTACCAGACTACTGCTAGACCAACCCAAGGCAGAGAAGGACGATCCCATAGCGTGGGGGTGGACTCTGCCCTCGTGGCGCAGGGTGATGGAAACTTGGAACGACACCAAGATTCACGTCATACTTGGTGGTAACCGCTCGTCCAAGACCATTTTCCAAACCCGCATGTTGATGCACTTGGCGATGCAGATACCCGAAGCTGAATTACGCTCCATGCACGTCAGCGAGGAGCGTAGCATATCGGATGCCCAGAAGCACACGCATCAAGCTCTTCCCATGCGGTATAAGCGTGGAAAGAAGAAGAGTGAGAACCACAGCTTGCTGTACTCCCAGAAGAACGGGTACTCCGACAATAAGATGATTTTGCCACCTCTTGACGAGGACGTGGAGCGAGGCAGTACGATTTTCTTCAACAACTACAGGCAATACATGGCGGATGCCCAAATCTTTGAGGGATGGAATGCTCATTGCATAGCATGTGACGAAGAAATCAGTGAGGATATTTTTAACACTTTGCTTGCTCGCTTGACTGACTTTCATGGCAGATTGATTTTGACCTTCACCACTTTGCAGGGTTGGACGCCACTCATCAATACGCTCTTGAAGGGGGCGCAAGTAACCAAGAAGCGGTACAGTAAGTTGATAGGTAGAGACCTCCCCGTAGAGCAAATCAGCGCCAATTGGCCTGACTGCCGCATATATAATTGGTGGAGCGAAGATTCGCCCTTCATAGATTCAAGTGAACTTATCCGCACTTACAGCAAGCAACCACTGGAGATCAAGCTTGCCAGACTGTTCGGCATCCCCAGCAAAAGCTTTCATGGACGCTTCCCGAAGTTCAGCAAGGAAGTGAACGTAATACCGCACGACCAAATACCATTCATCAAAGATCCTACCCTGCGGGTTACACGTTACTTCTCGGCAGACCCAGGGGGAAGCAAGCCGTGGGTGGCTATATGGGCGGCGGTACTGGATACGGGGGAAATCTACATCTACCGAGAGTTCCCCGACCAGACGATGGGAGCATGGGCATTGCCCCACGTAAACGGTGCGGGACGCTCCACGGGGAAACCCGGCCCCGGTCAAAAGCCGCTAGGCTGGGGATATGCGGACTACTCCACTTACTTCAAAGACCAAGAGCAGGGGGAAGAAATCTTTGAGCGCATAGTTGACCCAAGGATGGGCGCTGCCACGGTACGTACCAAAGAAGGTACGAGTAACATCATAAATAGTATGACTGACTTGGGGTTCGTCTTCCGCGCCGCGCCGGGACAGGAGATAGAGAGCGGATGC